AGCTCCCTCACGAAGCAATTTTTTTCCGTATCGACAAAGTAGACCACGTCTTGGGCAGAATGATTCTGGGTCAAGAACGACTGGTGTCTGGGTCAATGGAACGTATGGGCAGTAGAAGTAACCGCTGTCCATATAAGAATCGCCCTTATAGCCCATGAGCAACTGATTGCTTGGGAAGAGTGGATCTTTGTATAGACGATAACGATTAGCAACAGTACCGACATACTGAACGCCGAGTGAGCTTGTGAAAGTCTCAGAAGGTGCAGGAGCGAAACCAGCGGTTGCTGTTTCGAAGATTGAAGCAACTTCAGGTGAGGTCACGATGAAGTTTGCGCCACCACGAAGAGTCTTACGATGGATGACGTTAGAAACTTCGATGATCTTAACATAAAGGGCTTCGTACTTTTCCTTGATGGTCTGACCGATTGCGGTTGAGAAGTCCCAAGCAGCGACAGTACCCGCATTGTTACGGAGGTCACCAAGAACTTCACGGTCGATTTCGAGGTTGATTTCCTGAGCAAGAACAGCGGTCAACTCAGCTTCAGCATCAAGATTGTGCTGTGAGCGGAGATCTTGCTGTGCTTCATAGGACCATACAGCCTTGAGCTTACGGGTCTTAGCAGCGATTTCTTCTGATTCGATAACAAGGTTGATTTCAGGAAGATCCTGATTACATTCCATGTTGTACTCATAAGAAATTGTGCAATGGTTTGGACCTGGAGCGCCACCAGTCCAAGCAAGAGTGAACTCGCCTGTGGTAAGGTCGATGCTACTTCCACCGGCAACTGCCTTTGGTGAAGGTGAGCCAATATCTGTGAATGAGAAAGTACCTGCTGTTGATACAACAAAGGTCTGAATAGCGGTTGAACCGTCATATACAGTACCAGTAATAGTACCAGCAAGAACTGGGGTGTGTTCAAGTGGGCTGAACACGCTTGTTGTATCATCGCCACCATCGGTGCTGGTTGATTCGTTGTTAATAAACTGTGAAGAATAATAAACATCGAGATTAGCAGTACCGTCAGCAAGCTGCTGGAGTGAATTCACATCATCGGTTGGGAAACCATTGTTATTGCTAGCTCCACGGATGCTACCCTTGTTGGATGAGTATCTGAAACGGAGATAGTATACCAAGCCGGTTGGCCCAAGTAGTGGCTGAACGCTAACGATTTTGTTAGCGATTAGTTGTGGATAGATGCGACGAACAAGTGGAATAGAAATCCTCTTGAACTGTGCAACATCTGCTGTATCGGTTGAAACTTCATTGATCAATCTTTGGTTTTCAAGAAGAACTGCGGTTGCAGCACGGGTATGAGTATCTTCGATACCCCTTAGAAGACCAGTTTTTGACCAACGATTCTCAAGTTCTTTAGCAGAATTTAGATACGCACTATTAAAACTCATTTTAATCTACCTTTCTTTTTTTTAAACTTTACTTTGATTTTTTAACACCTGAAAGAACCAAAAGATCGTTGTCGCCACCGTTATTGTATTCGGCAATTACCTGTACATTTTCGGTGACCAACTGTCCCTTCCCGCTTGCACTTCTTGACTTCATCATTCGCTCTTTCTGCTCACTGATAACCTTTGCCCTCTTACTTTCAGAAAAGGCATTACGGCTTTCATTGATCATGTTGGATGCTCTCTTAACATTTTCGTTCAGCTTGGTGTTTTCGGTGCTGAGACGGATGTTACGAGCTTCCATGATTCTTAGCTGACCACGAAGTTCATCGACTGACTTCTTTGCATCATCAAGCTTGCTTGATGTGGCGAAGAAAGCTTCATCTTCTGTGAGATAATCGCTAGCAATGTTAACGATCTTATCAAGTGCAACCTTGTGTTCAACCATGCGTGGATCTGAAAGAAGATCACGTTTGGCGTTTTCATAAATTTCGGTGCCCTTGATTTGAAGGAATTCGTCAACTTTATCAACGATATACTCTTTCATGTCGGCCAATTTCTTGTCGTACTCTTCGTAAAGATCGCTTTCAACGCTGTTCTTTGAACTGCGTTCAGCCAACAACATTTGGTAGGCCTCTTCATAACCTTCCTCAAGAGTCTTCTCGAATTCGCCTCTTTGGTCTTCGAGGCGAGCTTGAAGATCATTAATGATAGAATAAGCTTCATTATAACCCTGATAAGCAGTCTTTTCGGTATCAGAAAGCTCTGCTGAGAGACTCTGATATGCTTCTTCAAGGTTCTTGTTGTATTCTTTTTCCATTTGTTGACGGGCTTCTGCCAACATTTCAGACACTGCTGATGCGACTTCGGAAACCTGTTCCTCTGGAAGAATCTTCTTCAAAGAATTAATTATTTTGTCCATTTTTAAAATCTCCCCAAAATGTTGTTAGTTTGATTCTGAATAATTCCACCCAAGCAAGCAATTAGAGCTTCTTTGTTTACTCTATTTATGCTGTTGTTTGAATTTCTATCAGAAAAATTGTTAAAATTGTTGTAATTCTCGGTACTGTTGTAGCTTTCCTTGGTAATTTTCTGCTGAAAAGCTTGAAAAGTTGAAGGATCAGCCACTGCATCAAATGTAATTAGCTTGTAAGATTCACTAATAACAAGAACACCATTTGAGTCAACTTTGCCGCTTCCAACGCCACGAGAGGAAATACCAACTCTCACGCCATCGTTAATAAGGGCTTTAAGGATTTTACCATGTGGGGTGTTGAGAATTTCACCTTCACCCATCATAACAGAGCCTTCCCACCATAGTTTTGTGACTACATGAGAGCATTTTTCAAAGTGAATGATAGAGTCAGTTGGATGATCCAACTCGCCTACCAATCCACGAGCCTTGATTACTTCTGCCAGCATGCTGACATTTTTGTCAAGAACATCGTGTGTGTAAATACGACCGTTCTTATTTTGCTTGTTTGATTCTTGAAACTTACCTCTGAATTTTGTGAGTCCCCTATTAGAGGACTCGTTCAAACTCATGGTTATTCCACCACTCATGCAGCAATCAACAAGCAGCATTTGGTTTGACACTTTTAGTTCCTTTCGCTAGATTTCAAAAGCTTCAAGCTGTCAGACATAGCCATTCCATTAGAAGGAATGTAAGGATTCTTAAGATTTGGCCATGTATCGCTTCCGCCGTCCATGCCTAGTACATCTTTTCCGCCCATTTCATCTTCAACAGTCTTTTCGCCATGAATCTTGAATTTCTCAGCCTTTGGAACATAAGGATTGTTCACATGAGGATAGACATCTTTTTCATCCATTGTGAGATATCCAGACTTCATATCTTCAACACCTTGGTTTCTGTATGTTTTGCCATCGCTAACATAAGGAGCACGGGTTGATGAGTACTTTCCGGGTGTGCCGTCTTCTTTTGCATACTTGCTAAGAATTGGATGTTCTCCGGTGATAGTATCATGAGCATCATAAGAAACATTCCAGTCACCAGACATTGGAAGATTGGTTTCAGCAGTTCCCTTGAGCATAAGAGCGGCTTCTTCCATGATGCCAAGGACATCACCGTTACTGCCACGAATTATGTTCTCAAGACTTGCTAGGCAGGTGCCAATTTCATGTTTTGTGGTGCTGTCAGCGTGTCTGTCAGCGACATCAGCAACTTCATTGACTGCTTTGTAAAGATCGTTAATAGCAGTTTCTTGAGCATGTCGTACTTCATCAAGCTTTTCATAAAGTGCTTCAGAAACATCCTTGAAGTGATCATAATCTCCACTTTCAAAAATGTTAGCGAGCTTGTAAATGCTGGATACCTTGTCCTTGTAGTTATCAAATGCGGTTCTAAGAACACCTTCAGCAAGGAACTGGCAAATTGAATCATCAAAATTACGAATGCCTTCGCCGATAAGGGTTTCTTTAACCAAAGTAGCTAGTTCTGATTCGGTGAGATAAATCAGGTGTGGCCAAGCTGCAACAATGTTTTCAATGGTTTCTTCAAGCTTTGCACCGTCTGACATGCTGTTATATTTCTTCATGTCGGCGCAAGCCTTGCCCCAAAGTTCGCTCTTGCCTAAGCACTTGCTAAGATCTCTCTGATCCATAACTTCGGTATTAAGTGTTTTCCACTTAAATCCAAGAATCTTTGCTTCATTCTGAAGCTTGGAACGAGGAATCTTGATTGAGGTTACATTGCCATGAGAATCACGATTTACAGTGAAATTGTTGACAAATCCGTTTTCTCTAAAATCAACGAATTCAAGAATGTTCTTAGCAAGACCATTCCATTCAGCCAATTTCTTCTTTGGAATTTTTGAACCGATGTGTTTCATTCTCTTATTTTTGTGCTTGGCGAGTTTTCCTTCACGCTTGGACATTTTACCAGATTTCTTTTTCTTGGCTTTGTCTTTGTGGTGCTTAAGCAACCAAACAGGCATTTTTTTGCCTTTTTTGGCTTCGTTGATTACGCCTTCTTGCAGGTTAGCCCTGACAATTGGGAGTTCGAAATAATTTGAAAATGCTTCTCCGGCAAGATCATTACGATCTTCGAGAATCTTATCAACCATTTCGTTAAGGAACTTCTTGCCTTCATTAAGCTGAGATTCCTGATCGACAACAAGTTCTTCGATGTTTTCAAGTATCAGGGTATCGTCCTGAACAACGTAGGTCGCATGAATGAGTGTGCCATTATCCGTGCTGAATGTGGCATCATTCTCTGTGATTGAGAAAAGAGCAATATTTTCCCGACTCT